CGGACGCGTTGTGCAACCGCGCGCTGGCGGTTCGATCATTCCGCCGCCGGCGGCAATCTCGACGTACGGCACGCCGGGCCCGTACGTGTACGACACGCCGACCGCGCGGCGTATCCCGGCCGTGACGCGCGCGCTCGGCGTGTACGGCGGGCTCACCAAGCAAATGCCGCTCGACGCGTACCGCGGCGACACGAAACTGGCGCGGCCGCGGATATGTGCGCGGCCCGACCCCGACCGGGCGCGTGCATGGTTCGTGCAACTATCGGTCGAGGACTATTTGCTGTACGGCAACGCGATTTCGCTCGTGACCGCGCGCGGTGTCGACGGTTGGCCGTTGACCGTCATGTGGCTGAATCCCGAATGGACGTACATCGTGTGGGACGTGTACGCGGCCGAGAACGCGATCACCTACTACTACGTCGGGCAACCGTTGCCTTTCGAAGATGTCGTGCACGTGCGGCGCGGCGCCGACCGGTCATATCCGGTGCGCGGTATCGGCGTGGTCGAGGAGCATTTAGGGACGCTTGACCGTGTGGCGATGGAAGAGGAATACGAACGCGGCGCGTTAAGTACCGGCGGCGTGCCATCGGTCGCGGTGATCACACCGCAAGCCACGATCGATCAGCCGACCGCGGATCAAGCCAAAGCCGATTGGCTCGCAAAATTTTCGGGGCCGCAACGTGAGCCCGTCATTTTGCCGAACGGTACCCAAGTGCTGCCGCTCGCATGGTCGCCGACCGATACGCAACTCACCGAAGCCCGCAAACTTTCGAACCTCGACGTCGCGAACATGTTCAACCTCGACGGCTATTGGGTCGGCGCACCAACCTCGGGCATGACGTACCGCACCGCGGGCCCGCAATACTTGCAAGTGTTGCGCACGTCCATCGAGGGGTTGCTCGCCGACCTCGAAGACATTTGGGGCAACGCATGGCTGCCGCGCGGTACCGACGTGCGGTTCGATCGGCGGTTGTTGTTGCGTGAGGAGCTCGGCACCGCAACGACCGCGGCGGTCGCGCAATACAACGCCGGCATTGCGTCGCTGCCCGAAGCGCGCGACATCGTTGGTTTGTCGGCGACGACTAGCGACGAGCTCGCCAGCGCGGCCGACCGGGCGCCGCCGCCGGTCGCGCCGCCGGCCGACAACACCGCACCCGAACAAGGGGGCCAACCATGAAAACGACCGAGGCGCCCGAGCTGCGCACCTATGCGACCGTGCTCGAGCTGCGCGACGCCGAAGGCGCCGGCGCCGGGCGCGTGTACCGGCATCTCGAGGGGCGGGCCGTGCCCTACAACACGTGGACCGATATGGGGCTGTTCATGGAGCGGCACGCGGCCCGGTCGTTCGAGGCGTCGACGAAGGGCGGCACCGGCCGCGGGCTGCCGCTGCTCATGTTTCACGAGCGGGCCGCGTTCCCGGTCGGCGTCGCCGAGAAATGGCAACACGACGACGACGCCATGTACGGCCGGTGGCGGCTCGCCGACACCGACGAGGCGCAACGCGCGGCCCGGGCCGCCGCTGACGGGCAATTCGGGCTGTCGGTTGGGTATCAGCCGATCCATTCCGACGTAACCAAGCGGGCGAAAGATTGGGCGCCCGAGCTCGGGCCCGAGCACAAAGACTGGATCACGCGCAACGAGTCGCGCCTCATCGAGGTGTCGCTCACACCGATACCGGCGTTTGATGCTGCGGAGGTGCTGATGGTCCGATCGGCATATCAGCACGAGCACGACGGCGCCGGCGAGGCGTCGCCGGGCGCGGATGCTTGGCGGGCCGTCGTCGACGGTTTACGCTCGGGCTCGCACTAGACCGCGGCCGACCCTCCGAGGCGGCCGGCTCGCCGGCCGAGCTCGAGCATCTCCTCGAGCTCACCGAGCGGGCTACCGCTGCCGGTAGTCGCAACGCATCTCGCGCACCCGACGTGAACGAAACGCGGAGGCGACAACCATGCCGAATTCAGTGTTGGAATCGTTGCGCGCGCAGCGCGCCGAACAAATCGCCGCGATGGACGCGGTGCTGTCACAAATCGAAGGTCGCGATCTCGTCGACGCCGAGCGCGGGTTGCTCGAGGCGTCACGCGAACGCATCACCGCGCTCGACGCACAAATCGAACCGCTCGAGGCGTACGAAAACATGGCCGCCGCGCACCGCGAAACACAGGCGGCGCTCGGCGCGCCGGGCCCGGCATCGGCGACGATGCCGCACCGCATGGCGGCCGAGGCGCGCGGGATGGAGTACCGGTCGGCCGGCGCGTTCATGGTCGACTACTTGCGGGCGAATGGCATCATGGAGCGCGGCATTCGCGACGAGTCGGCCGCGAATCGGATCATCCAAACGCGCGCGGTTGCCGACCAAACGACCGGCGACACTCCCGGCCTGTTGCCGACCCCGATCATCGGCGCTGTCGTGTCGATCATCGACTCGAACCGGCCGTTGATTACGTCGCTCGGCGCGCGCGGGCTCGGCGGCATTCCCGGCACGACGTTCTCGCGTCCGAAAATCACGCAACACACGACCGTGGGCGTGCAAGCAACGCAAAAAACGCAGCTCAGCTCGCAAAAAATGACGGTTGCCGGCGTGAACTTTACGAAGGCGACCTACGGCGGCACCGTCGATATTTCGCGTCAGGACATCGATTGGACCTCGCCGTCAGCGTGGGACATTTTGATACGCGATCTCGCCGAGGTGTATTCGGTGCAAACCGAAACGGCGATCGCGGCCGCGTTCCTCGCGGCTGCGACCGGCACCAAACCGGTGCTGCCGGCGACGCCGGTGCTCCTCGATTGGGCGAAAGCGATCTACACGGCCGGCATGCATTCCTATCAGGGCGGGCAACGCATGCCGAAAGCGATTTGGTGTTCGCTTGACGTGTGGGCCGCGCTTGGGTCGCTCGTCGACACGACACGCGTCGTGATCCCGGTCGACACGACACGCGAGATGGGCGCGCCGGGCACGCAATCGTTGCGCGATTTCTCGGGCGACCTTTTTGGGTTGCCCCGAATTGTTGTGCCGACGTTCGCGGCGAAAACGTGCATCGTGGGGCCGATCGATTTGTACGAGGTGTACGAGGAGGTGATCGGGCTCCTATCGGTGGTCGAACCGTCGATACTCGGCGTGCAAGTCGCCTACGGCGGTTACGTCGCGTACGGCACGCTTGCCGGCTCGGCGTATGTGCCGCTCGATTTGTCGGCCGTGACGACGTTGCCGACCGCGATGGAGGCCGAGGACATCGCCGCCGCGGACGCCGAGGCGCTCGAGGCGCAAGAGGCCGAACGCGAACCGCGGCACCGGCGCGCGTCGACACCGAAGGAAACGGAAGGACCCGAACCGACCGAATAATTCGCTTGGGGAAGTGAGGCGTAGCTAATGGCTGCCTGGCCGTCGCTGCCCGACGTTCGGAAATTTTTACGCATCGAAGGCACCGCCGACGACGCGGTGATCGACACGGCGCGCAAGGCCGCCATTAGTTACGGCATCCACAAACTCGGCCAAGAACCGACCGGATTGTGGACGTATCCCGAGGACACGACGACGCTGCCCGATAACGCGTACCAAGCATGTTTGATGCACGCGGCGCGGCTGTATCGGCGGCGCGATTCGGTCGACGGCACAATTTCGTGGGGGGATATGGGGGCGATGCGCGTCGGCCGTGTCGATCCTGATGTCGAAGCCTTGTATGGCGTGATCGCGCCGATTGTGTTCGGCTAGGAGGTCGGCCTTGTCTGACGCACGAAAAAATCTCGCGACGACAACGGTCGCGACTGCGCCGACGCCGGCGACGACGGGCACGCAACTCGCGGTCGCGGCCGGCGAGGCCGCACGGTTCCCGACGCCGCCATTCAATGCGACGATATGGCCGGCCGACACAATCCCGACGCCCGCGAACGCCGAAATTGTGCGCGTGCAACCCGTCGCCGCGGGCCGCGTTGACCCGAATTGCACGTGGTACAACGGCTTCGCGGGCGGCAACGACCCGGACATTCAAGCGGGCGACCTCGGCAAGACCGTGAGCGGCGCCGGCTGGCTCGGCACCGAAACGATCACCTCGGTCAATCCCGGTTCCGATTTTTCGACCGACGTCGGACCGACCGCGGATGGCACCGGCCCGCTGACGATCGGTACGCCGCCGTTACCGGCCGACACGTTCACCATTGCGCGCACGCAAGAAGGCACGGCCGCCAGGGCAATCGCGGTAGGGGACCAATTCGCGCAAACGATCACCGATCGGATGCTCGACGATATCGAGCATATCGTGGTTTTCTCGATCCCGGATTATGCGCCGCCGGGGCATGTATTCGATGGCGCGCACGGCGACGATGCACCCTATGTGCAAGCCGCGGTAAACGCGGCGGCCGCCGTGGGGGGCGGCACGATTTACTGGCCGCCGGGCTGCGTGACAAACATTCAAACGTGCATCAATTTACCGGCCCGCGGCAATTACGAATTGCGCGGCGCGGGCGGAATCAGCGCTTCATATTTTTTGGTCAACGCGTCGAAACCGGCAACCGGCATTCGCGTAACCGCCACGATCGGCGGGCAACATGCGAGCGCGCCCGCGGCCTGCCAATTCATATTTCAAGGGCTCGACGCCGCCAACGAAAGCACGGGCCAACAAGGCGAAGCATGTTATTCGTTCCGTAATCTGATGGCGTACAACACGGCCGGTAACGCGGTCGGATTAGTCGCGCTGTCGGGCAACGTGTACGCGTGGGACGTGCGCAGCTGTGAATTGCAGCTCGTCGGCGCCGCGTGTCTCGTCAACATCGCCGGCGCCGGTCAAACGTACTCAGGCATCATCGATGGCAACATCGGCCAGGGTTGGCTGATGTGGGCTGTGGGCGGCTCGCCGTTCATCGGCGTCATTTCTCATAACACGTGGTATGTCACCGGCGACACGCAAAACCCGATGCCGCTCGGGGAAGCGATCGATCAAGTGTCGTTCTGGACGTGGTACGTCCACGACAACGTATTTCAGAGCGCGGGCGGGCCGTGCGCGAACCCTCGCGCCGTCATCGCGGCGCACACGCTCGATCAGACGATTCTCGGCGCGATTCATCACAACGCGTTTTACGGTGCGACTGGCGGCTGCATCTACTGGAAAGACGATTACGACGGCACGATCAATAACGCGTCGGGTGGCCTCACAATTGATTTCAATCAATTTGTAGGTTGGAATCAGCACGGTTTCGCGCTCTCGACGTTTGCGGCCGCCGCGCTGTACCTCGATCATTCGACCGCGCCGACCGGGCCGGACCAACAAATTTTGGTCGGCCCGAACACGTTCTCGGGCGGCGCGCAAACGGGCGGGGGCGCCGGCGCCTATCACGGCATACACGTAATTGATTCACCGACGCCGGAAACCGGGCAAGGAAACCCACCGACCCATCCGACAAGCTTGAACGGCATCCTAATTTCGCCGCTGCAATTGTTCCGCGAAGTCGCGAACGCGAACGTCATTATTGACAATGGGCCGTGGGCGGGCACGTGGGCATATGTGCCAGCCAAAAACGACCAGCTCGAATCGGGCAACGTTTTCACGGCGGGCGCGTTCGTGTCCCAATTCGGCGTCAAGGTCGGCGGCGCCCATTTCTCCGGTAGTAGCGCGAGCGATATCAGCGCGGTCGGCACGCAAGCGCTATACGTCGGTTATAACGACGGTAACGGTGTCGTGCATTTCGTGAACCAGGGCGCCACTAACGAAGTACTGACGCTCGACGCGGCCGCGAAAAAACTCGGGTTTTACGGTCATGCGACCGCGACACAACCGGCAAGCGCGGCGCAAGCCGCGGCGCCGGTCGGCGGCGTCGGCACCGCGGCCGGCGGCTATGACACAGCTGCGCATCGTGACGCGCTCATCGCGCTCGTCAACGAAATTCGGAACTGCCTCGTCAATAACGGACTGATGAAAGGCTCCGCGTGACGATCGGCGGCGTCTATCTCGGCGAGTATGCGCCGACCATCGCGGCCACGATCCCGCCGCCCGCGATACACGCGTGTGGGTGGTCACGGACGAAAGCAGCGGCCGCGGTCGCGGGCGTGCTGGCCGCGCTCGACGGCATCGCTGTATTCGCGACGCCGCCCGAAACGTTCAATCCGCCCGCGTACATCGTCGGCTATCCGAGCTCCGTCGCGTACGGTCATGTCGGTTTCGGCATGGACCTCGCGAGTCTGCCGGTCATGGCGGCCGCCGGCCCGAACAGTGCCGACGACGTGGACGCGCTCATTCAAAACGCGAAAGACGCGATCGATGCCGACCCGACATTAGGTGGCGCGGTCGGCAATGCCACGGTCGCGACCCAAGCCAATTGGCGGCGCGTCGATGTCGCCGGCGCGCAAGTGCTCGCCGCTGATCTCGTGCTCGAAATCCGAATGTGAAGAGAAAGGCGAAACAATGGCAGACGAGGAAGGCGTCGCGCTCGACGCCGAAGTAACACCGCTCGCGTCGCCGGCCGACATTGCGCCGCCCGCCGCGATCGCGCCGGTCATGATGACCGACGCGTACGTAGAAATCGGCGCCGCGAACTTGTCGTGTCTCGGATTGTCCGTGTCGATCGAACCGGAGCTCAAGCCGATCGATCAGACGACGTTTTGCGGCATCGTGGAATATCCCGGCCCGGTGAAATGGCATTTCAAAGCGAAACTCGCGCAAGATTTTTCGGCCGGATCGACCGACGCGACGCTCTCGAGCGTGCTGGCGGCCTACAAGAGCGCGGGGACCGTGTGCCCGTTTCGTGTGCGGCCGTACAAGTCGCGTGCGGTCGGCGTCGCGAACCCATTTTTTACCGGCAACGTGATTCCGCAGGATTACACCTATTTCGGTGGCGACGCCGGCACCGCGTCCGAGGTCGACATTGATTGGATCATGACCGCGCCGCCTACGAAGCTCACCGTATAGGCCGTGCGTGATGCCGGCGCCGGTGGTTGCCGTGGTCGGGTTGCGGGCGTTGCAACGCGACCTCGCGCGCCAAGCTGACGACGCGGGCTCGGCGTTAGGCCGCGCGATTCGCGCCGCGGGCAAGGCCGCAATTGAACCGGTCGCGGCTCGAGCTCGAGCCGCGGTGCCGGTGCGGTCGGGCCGGCTGCGGCGCTCGATACGCACGTCGGGCACGAAAACCGGCGCGACCGTGCGCATGGGCCGCGCGTCGGTTCGCTATGCGGGCGCCATCGAATTCGGCGGCTATCCGCCGGGCCGCGAATACCGGCCGGCCGGCCGCTACTTGTTCCCGGCCGCCGCCGAGCTCGGGCCCGTCGCTGCCTACCAATATCAGCGGGTGCTAACGCAAGTGTTCGCGTCGCCGGCGATCTGGACCAACACAACCAACGACGGAGGCGCGGTACATGATTAAAAGCGACGACGAAGGCCGCTATATCGAATGGAACCCGGAAAAACCGTTCCGCATGAGTCCCGACGCGATGCGCGCGTTGCAAAAGGCGACGGGCCGCACGCTCACCGACCTTTTACAAGACGAGGACGAAGGCGTGCGGTTCCAAACCTCTGTGTTCGGCGAGCTGTTCCGCGACTACGCGCGTGCGGGGCATTTGCCGGACGCGGCCGCGATTTGGGATGAGGCCGCCACGATCGATGTCGCGCCCGAAATGGCCGACGCGTTAGCGGCAATCGTGGACCCTACGCGGCAAGGATTCTCGACAACCTCGCCGGATTCTGCCGGTACTGGCGCATGACACCGGCCGAGGTCGCCGAGCTCGACGACGACACGTATACGGCGTTCGTGCGGTTCATGGCACGCGAGGCGCGCGAAATCGAAATGGCGGCCGCCAAAGCGCGGCGCGGGTAAAACTGATGGCCGGCCCGTCGATCGCGGTTCGCGTTCTCGGCGATCTCAGCGGGCTCGGCCGTTCCCTCGACCAGGCCGGCACCCGAGCGCAAGGCGTCGCGTCGCGAGCGCAGCGGAGTTTCGGCACGTTCCTCGCCGGCGTGAACCGCACCGGCGTACTCGGCCCGTTCGGCGCCGCGCTCGAGGGCATTAACGAGTCTGTCGGCTCGATACTCGAGAACGGCAAAAGGATCGGGCCCGGCATGATCGCGGCCGGCGGCGCGGTCGCCGGCGTCGGCGCCATTCTCTCGGCGGTCGGTTCGAAGGAACAGGCCGCGCACCAACAACTCGAAGCGGCGATCGGCGCGACCGGTCACGCGTACGGCGAGTACGGCAAGCAAATCGCCGGCGCGGTACGGCACGAGGAGAAATTCGGCGACACCGCACACGAAACATATGACGCGCTGCGCGTGCTCACCCAAGCGACGCACAACACGCGCACCGGGCTCTCGCTGATGAACACCGTGTCCGATGTCGCGGCCGCGAAACATATCGGGCTGTCCGAGGCGGCGTTACTTGTCGGCAAGGTTTACAACGGCAACACGAAGCTCCTTAAACAATTCGGCATCGTGGTCGACAAAAACACGCATTTGACGAAGGACGGGCAGACCGCGACGCAAGCGCTCGCCAAGGTCGTGGGCGGGCAAGCGTCGGCGGCCGCCAACACGTTCGCCGGCCGCCTCGACGCGATCAAGGCGCGCCTCACGGATGCGGTCGCGATGTTCGGCCAAAAGTACGGGCCGGCGTTGCAAGCGGCCGGTATCGCGGTGATGGCGCTCGGCACGATTTGGACGACGATAGGGCCGATCATCGCGGGCATGGAGCTCGCGACGATGTGGCCGGTGCTGCTCGTCGTCGGCGCGATCGTCGCGCTGATCGCGATCGGCTATGTGCTGTATCGCAATTGGGGCACGATCTGGCACGGCATCCATGCCGCGGTGTTGTTCGTGTGGGATTGGATCAAAAAGAATTGGCCGTTGCTGCTCGGCATTCTGCTCGGCCCGATCGCGCTCGCGGTCGTGCTCATCATCCGCAATTGGGATCGTGTGAAGGCGGCGCTGTCGGCGTTGCTCGCGTGGATACGCGGCGCATGGAACGCGGTGGCGACATTCTTTGGCGGCATCGCGTCGCGTATCGGCGCGGTGTTCTCGGGCGCATGGTCGAGCATTCAGAACGCGGCCGCGGCCGCGAGCTCGTGGATACGCGGCCGCTTTAATGACGTGGTGACGTTCTTTACGAAAATGCCGGGCCGTATTGCGTCGGCGGCCGCCGGTATGTGGCACGGCATTAGCGACGCGTTCCGCGACATGCTCAATATCCTGATCGGCTTTTGGAACAAGCTGCATTTCAAAATGCCGTCGTTCGATACGCATATACCCGGCGTCGGCAAAATCGGCGGTTTCGATGTCGGCATGCCGAAAATACAACCGCTCGCAACCGGCGGATTCATCACGTCGCCGGGACTGTTCTACTTGCACGCGGGCGAGGCCGTGACGCCGGCGGCACCGCGTGGGCCGGCCGTCAATATCGAACACGCGACGTTTAGCGAGGGCGTCGACATCGATTTGTTAATGCGGCGCGTCGCGTTCGAGGCGAGGAGACAAGCGATATGACGTGCGTGCGTACCGCGTGGCTCGCGCTCGACGGCAACACCGTGTCGCTCGAGGACGCGACCCGCGGCTATTTCTGTTCGTCGCTTGACCTTGGCGCGCCGACCGTGCGCGACGTCATGAACAACCGGCCCGACCAAGACGGCGCCGACGACCGTACGCAATACCTCGGGTCGCGCGCGGTCACGGCGGACATCACCGCGCTGGCCGGCGCCGGCGCCCAAATCGACGCGGTGCCGGGACTGTTCGCGCCATTCATGGCGCCGAACACGCGGCCCATATTGCATTACGTGCTCGACCGGCCCGGCGCCCCCGAGCGCGTGCTCACGGTGCGGCCCGAAGCGTTCGCGTGGGCGATCGTGGGCGACAATCAGCGCGACATCCAATTGCAGTTTGTGGCGGCTGATCCGATCGCACGTGACCCGACGCAACGCAGCGCGACCGCGTGGGCGGGCTCCTCGACCGGTGGCGGCCGCTCCTATCCGTTGACGTTCCCGCGCGCGTACGGGGCGGGCGGCGTCGCAATGGTCGGCATCATTCACTCAAATGGTGATTTGCCGGTGCGGCCGCTGTTACGTATTTACGGGCCGATCGGCGGCGCGACCGTGCATTTGACGCCACCGAGCGGCGTGCCATTCGTTGTCGCGTTCCTCGCCGGTTTCACGATCGCGGCGGGCGCTTGGGTCGATGTCGACACGATCGCGCACACCGCCTATTACAACGGCGACCCGACGCAAAACATGCTCGCACAAATCGATTGGACGCAAATGGCGTGGCCGGTGCTGCCGGCCGGTGTCGATAACACGTTTACCCTTGCCGGTGCCGGCACGACCGGCGTATCGCAAGTGCAAGCGTTTTGGACGGACGGGTATTACGTATGACCGCGACGCTTGAGCTCGTGCCGACGCCGGCGGCCGCGTTCCCGATACCGGCGGGGCGCGGCCGATGGCGTTTTACGTTGCACGCGCGCACGTTCTCGCAAGCGACCGGCGATTGTCCGACGTGGCGTGACACGATGCTTGCGCAGCTCGACGGCGCCCGCGGCCGGCGCCTCGATCAACTCTGGAACCAGAGCGCGCAAGCGGTGTTCACGCTTGACGGGCACGACCCGGCGGCCGCGCTCATTCAAGAGCTCGGCACCGAGCTCTACGCGTGGCGATGGGATGACACGACCGGCGCCGACGTGTGTTTTTTCCGCGGTGTGATTACGCAATCCGAGGACCAAATCAGCGAACAAGCGCACGTGGTGACGTTCACGGCGTGGGATTACTTGAAGCTGCTTGATCGGCGTCGTATGGCGGCGACCGTGCAAACGGTCATGAATGCCTGGGATCAGGACGCGCTTGCTGATTGGGCCGTACGCGATTCGTGGTATGGCGGCACGTACGCGCCCGGCTCCAATTTGCCGCTGCTTGTCGGCATGGTCGACCCGGCCGGCGCGGCCCGCTTGAGCTCGGGCGTGCTGCGCGATCGCACCTACCCCGGCTCGTCGTACTACGGGCAATTGTTCGCCGACCTCGCACGCGTGTCGGGCGGTTTCGATTACGACGTACTGCCCGAGCCGCGCACGCTCGGGTTAGGGCTCGCGAACGCGTACGGGCCGCTGCCGCTCGGCGTCGACGCGGTGCGCGTGTTCTACCCGCGTCAAGGTGTCACCCGGACCGATATGGCGCTCGTGTACGGCTCCAATGTGTCGACCGTGACGCGGGCGGTGTCGTCGGCCGATTACGCAAACAACATTCGGACGCTCGGCAACAACGGCAGCGCGAACCCGGCCGCCGCGCAGCTCTACGCCGATGCCAGCAACACCGACGCGTCGGGCACGGTGGTCGGGCTCTGGCAAGACGTACAAAACGCGGCCGACGTGACGATCGCCGCAACACTTTCGGACCAGGCCGCCGGCGCGCTCGCGCTCGAGGGCGTGCTCACACCGACCTACACGCTCGGGCTGCGGCCGGGCACCTACACGCCGGGCTCGCCGAATATGGGCGACACCGTGCCGCTCGTGGTGCAATCGGGCCGCCTCAATGTCAACACGACGGTACGCGTCGTCGGCATTAGTTACGACATCGGCGACGACGGTAATACCGATGTCGCGCTCACGGTCGGGCGGCCGCGCGTCGATCTCGGCCAAGTGTTGAACGCTACCCAGCGCGATGTTGACGCGCTCGCACGTAGATAGGGGCCACGATGACGCGCTTTACTCCCCAATGGTTACAGGCCGGCAGCTACGCGGCCGGTGTCGATCGGCGCCTCATCGGCGCGTTGTGGCCGGTCGCCGCGAGCGCAGGCGGCGCCGTCACCGCCGGCGCCGGCATGGTCGTCAACGTCGCGCCCGGACAAGTCGCGGTCCCGACCCCCAACAACACCGGTTCGGTGTTGTGTACGTGGGACGCGACCGAAAACGTGACGCTCGCGGCCGCGCCCGGCGCCGGGCTCAATCGCTGGGACCTCATCGTGTGTCAGGCGCGCGGCGCCGACCTCGACGGCGGCGCCAACAACGATTTCATTTTTACGCAAGTGAACGGGCTGGCGGCCGCGTCGCCGGCCGTGCCCGCGGTCCCGGCCGGCGCCGTGTGCCTCGCGCAAATCTTGACGAACGGCGGCACGTCAACGGTCGGGCCGATCAGCGACCAACGTCCCGGCAACCTCGCGATCTCGACCGCGGCGGCCGGCACGCTCCTCGGGTCGTCGTACACGACCGCGGACACGGTTTCCGGCGGCGCCGGTCTCGTGCAAGGCACAGGCTCGCTCATCACCATCACGTTCGCGGTTGCCCGCAAAGTGTTATTGCTCGCGAACGGGCAAATGAACGGCGACATCGCGAACTTTCAAGCCCGTATGGCGATCCGCGTTGACGGCGCCGTCCCGGCAAACTCACCGACGTTTGTGACGACGCTCCCGCTCGCCGGTTCGACCGGCCGCAACACGCTGTCGCCATCGCAAGCGGTCACGGTCGCGGCCGGTTCGCATACTTTCGACATCGCGGTTGCCCGCTCCGGCGCGACCGGGACAAACGCGACCATGCTTGCGCCGGCGACGCTGTTCGTCGTCGACGCAGGGCCCGCAGGTCCCTAAAACACGAAAGGCAACGATCATGACACCGACCGAACCGCAAGAACCGACACCGCCGCCGCCGGCCGAGGAGGAAACAACCGGCGAGCACGACACGGCCGCGGCTGCGGCCGAACCGCAAACGCACCGCGAGCCCGACGACACCGGCGGCGAGTGATGGCACCCGCGATCGTGTCGCGTGCGGCGTGGGGCGCGAATCCTTTGCAAACGCCGGCCGGCACGATCGCGACGCCGGCGCCCGAGCTCTGGCTGCATCACACCGGCAGTACCGGCATTCATGGCGCGGCCGGTATGCGGTCGCTGCAATCGGCGGCGATCAACGAGGGCTATGTCGACATCGAATATTCGTGGATCGTGGACAATCCAAGCGGCGAAATTTTCGAGGCGCGCGGCGCCGGCCGTGACTCGGCCGCCACCAAGGATCACAATCAAATCTCACACGCAATTTGTGTGATGGGCAATTTTGAGCTCGAGACGCCGGCCGACGCGGTGCTCGACGCGGTGGCCGAGCTCACCCGCTGGATCGGCGACAAGCATTACGGGCCCGACGCGATCACCGGCCCGCACCAGGCCGTGTACGCGACCGCGTGTTGCGGTAAGAACCTGATCGCGCAAATCGGCGAGATTAACCGGCGGGCTGGCGGCTCGAGCTCGAGCGCGCCGACACCGACACCGCCGCCGAGCTCGAGCGCGCCGCCGTGGCCGGGCCGGTACATCACACAACCGCCGGTCATGACGGGCGGCGACGTTTTGCAATGGCAGGACCAAATGCACCGGCGCGGATGGTCGCTTATCGTCGACGGCGCGTACGGGCCGCAATCCGAGAACGTGTGCCGCCAATTTCAAACCGAGAAACACCTCGCGGTCGATGGCATTGTCGGCCCGCAAACGTGGGGCGCGACATGGACGGCGCCGATTACTTAGGGAGGCCGTATGCGCGGACACGTGGCACCAATTCCGCTGTTTGAGAGCACGGCCGAGCGCGACGCATCGCAACAATTCGAGGAGGGCGACCTCGCGTACGTTTCGGGCGCCGGCTACGCGTGGTACGACGGCAGCGCGTGGCAAGCGTTCGGCGCGATGTCGTTCCTACGGGCATTCGGGCCCGACGCGCCGAGCGCGCTGCCGGCGTCGACGTGGACCGCAATTGTGCTCGACCCCGCCGGTGAACCGTGGCGCCAATTCGGGCCGCCGGCGTGGGAGTGGATCGGGCCGGGCGACCCTGATTACGCGTTGTCGCCGGCCGGTATCCGATGCTTACGCGAGGGCGTTTACGATTTTGCCGGCGCGGTGCTGTTCGATGCCGCGGTCGGCACCGGTACACGCGGCGTGAAGGTGATTGAGGTGAAAGGGCCGTACGCGGGGCAATGGGCGCTCGCGCAAGCGGTGCCGATGCC